GTCAACAGGAACACCGCCATCTGACCGTTGTCGTACGTCACCACGGTGGTGTTACCGTTGCTATCGGGCGGCAACGACACGGCTGTTGCGCCGTTGGTATTAACCAGACCCTCGCCATTCGCCGGGTTGAAGCCGTACAGCAGCGAATTGCGCAGTTGTTGGAAAATACCCTGACGCATGCCGAGACGTTGAGCTTCGACCAGCGACGCACCCCATTGCCCGAAAGCCGCGGTGTCGTGATGATCGTACTCCGCCCGAACACGGAGCAGGTACGACGGGGTGGAAATCATGCGGGCGTTGACAGTGACGCTCGGCAGCATGTTGCCGGCGGCTTGCGCGGCAGTGACTTTGGTTCGGATATCAAACGCCTTGATGTAAGCGTACAGATCACCCTCGCCCAGGCGAACCATGGGGTTGCCGGTCGCCAGCGTGTCGAATGCGCCAGATGCTTGCTGATACTGCAGCAACACTTCCGGCATTACATACGACGGGTGCATCTGTACCCAGCTTGGGGTTACGTTAGCCATGAGTCATGTCCCTTTAGATGAGAATCAGAGCGGCGTTGCCGGTCGGAGTGAAGTTTGCAAAATTGTTTACCGAATCGTAAATAATGGTCTTGCTGTTGCCGGTCAGGATCTGCAACACCTTGACGGGCAATGCGGCCGAGGCTGCGCCAGCGGTGCCGAACGTGGTTTCAGAACCTGGGTTAGTCGCCAGCAGATAAGTAAACGTGGTGGTGCTGGTCACGGTGACTTGATATACGCCATTGTATCCCGCCGGTGCCGCGCCCGCGATGGTGACATACGCGCCTGTGCTCACGCCGTGAGCTGAGGTGGTGGTCACGCTCACCACGCCACCCGACCAAGTCAGACCCGTGATGGCCAGTGTGGCGGCCATGGTTTGATACGGAATCAATTGTTGGTTAGTCAGATCCCAGCCGACGAGCTGGTTAGACATGCCGCCATCCAACGATGCCAATGCCGCCGAGCACTGCACCGCAACGCGATTTTCCGAACCGTAGCGAACATACGGTACAGTCATGCCCGCCGAGAACATCGGCGCGCTAGATTGCGGGGTGGTGATGCCGTTGGAGCCTTGATTCAGGATCGAGAACCCGGCGATGTTGGCGGCGCTCAGTGCGCGACCAATAGTGGAACCCAGCACGCTATCACCGCCGGTCGGAATCGCCTCATAAATAGCGACACCTGCCCACATTGGCAGGGTTTCGGTGGTGGCCAGCGCGCCAGTCGAGATTGAGAATCGACCTGCAGGGTCGTCCAGCATCTCGCCCTGGTAGAAGCCGTTCGACTGAACGGAAAACGAGCCGACTACGTTGGTAGTGAGCGACGGGTTGATGCCGATGGTGTTAGCCATGTGTTATTGCCCCCTATTGATGCCAACGAGCCGACGACGGCTAGGCGATTTGAATTGGTCCCAGCACGCGGACGGGTCGCCAACGAACGAGGTGATACGGCGCCCGGTTGCGTCATTTTTCACGACTTCACGCAGGGTGTGTTTCGGCACATCGAGCGGCGACATGGCGGCGGATTGCGCGTCGGAATAAATCTGAGCTTCAATCACACCAAACAGCTTAGCGTCAGTGATGCTGGAAATATTCATGTCGGCGTAGGTTTTACTGTGCTTCTTGAATCGAGCGGCCATGCGCTGGCGGTATGCGAACGGCGATTCGCCAATCAGCGGAGCGGGCGCGCGCTCACCAAACGAATTGGCCACGCTATCGGCGCGAGCCTGGGAGTCGGCCAGGTCGGCTTCCTCACCGTCGGCGCGCTCACGTGGCTGACGGTCGGCAAGTTCGGCCACTTGGCTGCGCAGAGCATCGCCGTCTGCTTTGCTCATGTAACCGGCATCAGTGTCGGCAGCGGTCGGCATAGGTTCGGTGGGTAGATTTTCCGGCGCTTCCGCATCAGGCTTTGGTGCTTGCGCCGACACGAGTTTAGTCAGCAGTGCCAGCACCTGATCCATCTTGCTATCTTCTGATTTTTCCATCGCTTCAAGGTTCGCCCCTTCTGCGTCTGGTTTCTTTACTTCGTCCATATTTGGATCTCCGAGTTTATCAACTTTCACACCAGCCGGGGAACGGCCTTTATCCCACACACCACTTTCACAAATGGCGAGGTGGTCAAGCAATGACGGCTTTCCTTCAATCAGAATTTCCGTGTCGTCGTCAAGCTGCATTGTACTATTTACATCAGGATTATGAAACACCACGCTAGGCGAGGTGCTCATTTGCTCATTGCTCATAATCTGAATCGCGGATTCGTCGTAAATTCGGGCAACACCCCACACCTCGTCGCCGACGATATACGGCAGAACAATCGACCCTACGTTTCGCTCATGATATTCGTCAGACGTGAGCGACCCGTCTTCAGGATGCTCAAAAATCACGGGTAAGCCATTGCAGCGCGCCAGGAACGAATCGTTCAGATAATTTTCTGGGGGGCGATACGTGTACTCGTCAAATTTAGTCCGGTACGCCGTGCCGGTCCCGGTGATGCGCACGGCGAACAGTGCCATGTTGTCCAGAATCTGTGGCGATGGCAGCTCGCCGTCACGAATCGCAATAGCAATTTCAGTTTCGTTCATCGTTTAATCGCCTCGCGCCCGGATTTAGTCAGCATAGTATCGGGCAAATCGCGTAAATTGTACAAATACACATAGCTGCATGAGCAATATACCTCTTCACCCGGTGCGGTGATTTGATCCGTATATCCGTCTGGACCGACTTTGACCAGCCCTTTTTCTTGTGCCCAATTACCACGAATTAAATAAATTCGTTGGTCCCTATCTTTATGGTCCTGGCGATAGTCGTACCCAGGCGAGCGCCAGTGTGAGTGCCACTTGCCAGCCAGCGCGCCGCCATCCACGGCGAGGATGTTGTTCAGGCTTGATACAAATTTATGACCCTGGTCGATAATTACCCGGCGCTCGACAAACGGCAATTGAGCCAGCGATTTGCGCACGTCGGCTTTTACGTATTGCTTATCGACCGCACGCGAACCACCTGCAGGTATGCTGGTCGCCCAGCCGCTGAATCGTTGAAGCGTTTTCTCAATGGCGGCCTGCCGATTCAGTTTAATCAGATTGGCGCTGGCCATGATTCGTCGATCCAACTCGGCGCGTAATGACGGCTTGACCCGATCAATTGTGAATCGCGCTATGCCGGGATGCGTGCGGAGAATGCCGCCGTTGTCGATCTGCTTGCGGAACGTTGCGCGGAACGTGTCAATCATGCGACGCGTCACCAGATCCTCGGACACCATTGCGCCACCCGCTGCAGAACGGATTCTCGACTCCCAGGCGGCAAGCTGCTCGGGTGTCTGATATCCGTTCGTCTCGAATTCCCGAATCGCTTCGGTCAGCATCTCGTAAAATGTCATAGTGGACGCTCGCCTTTAGGCTCGGGTTCCGGTGCGGACGGCTCCATCATAGGCTGCGGCGGCTCATAGTCAGCCATGGCCTGAGCATCGATTTCCAGCGGCGACGTAAACATGAGTTTATTCTCGTTCATGTTGTCGGCGGCCCACTGAACGATTCGTGCTTTATTATCCGGGTCGGACTGCGGCAACAAAATTTCAAGCAGCGATACGATTGCCTTAAATTTGATGTCCTCGACTTTAACCTTTTCCGATTCGGGTTCAATCAGAAACGACGGCCACTCGGCGGTAAACGAATTTTTCCACTGGTAAAACGCGGTATTAAAATCGACGTCGGCATATTCCGGGAACTCGGCTTGAATCGCTGCGTAAAACGCCGGGTTCCAGGCGCGATACTGAACGATCACGTCGAAGAATCGATACAGGTCAGACATGGTGCCACGCAGATTTTCGATGTATCGCGCCACCGCTTTAGCATCCTCGGTACCCTCCCCGAAACCCTCAGCAAACGTTTCGCCGTTCAGCAGTTTGGCGGGCATGTCCGCAGCGCTGGCGATATTTTCAAGGATGTTCTTCCGACTCTCAGACATGGCCATATTGACATTGGTCATGTCCAGGGTCTCAATGCTTTCCGTTTCGGATATTGAGATGACGTTCCCGGTCTGCGCCTGTTGCAACAAACCCCGCTTGATGTCGGTGGCTTTCTGCATCAGGTTGCTCACGATTGACCCAGCGGGTTTCATTTTTGCCACGACCGCGCCAGCTTTGAGCGCCACCAGGTCGTCGGTGAGCATCGACTGGATAAATGACTTGAGTGGGAATAGGGCACGCTGAAACACGGAGCGGCCCACAAAGCCAAATGACGACGAAGTGAAGGCGATGTATACCGGATTCTCGTTCATGACCACACACGCCCGGCTTCGGTGATACGGCTGACCCGCGACGGCGACACCTTGGACCTTTTGGTAGTCTGGCGAATTGGGATCCTGATTGAGCACCAGCGACCCGGCGGTATTCAGTGGGTCCAAGACGTTGAAATATAGATCGAGGTCTGGCAATTCCGTGAGTTCAATCGGGGTGTCGGTCGGAACTTTCGGTGCACCGAAAATGATGGATCCGATACCGTAAGTGCGGACGTTGGTCATGACGGCAGCAATGTGCTCGTCGCATTTCAATCGACCCCATTCGGACAAAAATGCCTCGCGCACTTTCTCTTCGGGCCCGTTAGGGATACTGATCGTTCGCGGCTGGGATTGCGCCAATTTAACCGGACCGTCCACCATTTTGCCACCAAGCGGGTGATACAGGTAAATGGTTTTGCAAATCTGGTACGACGGGTCGCTACCTGGCTCAATAGTATCGGCGTTCATCAAGTCGGTAAGTTGTGACCCGAGGCCTGTTCCGGTAATTGATAAAGTGCTCATTAAAAACCCTCGCTATCGCCCAGGCCGATGGCCACGCCGTAAGTAAACGTATCAAATAAATCGTCGGCTTGGTCCTTCTCGCCGATTTTAAAGCCTAGCACTTGCGTGAGAAAATGATTGCGTGTCATTTCCTTATACGTCGTGAGTTTATCATATGCGTACCGGGAAATCTTCACCTCACCGCGATGCACGTGACCCGATATCGATACGGCGCGCTCCTCTTTACCCACGGCGGTCAGCTTACTATCGATTGCGTGCACGTTCCAGCCGCGTCTGACACCCTGCTGAATCAGGATGATACCTGACGCCTTATCTTCGATGTGGATGCCCTGGGAGCCATACCGCGCCCCGCAAATACCCGCCAACTCCTCGCAGCGGGCGAACTGACTTGGCAACCACGCTTCAAGCAGCGACCCTTCAATCTGAATCAGCTCCCAATCCAGCACAATCAGGTGTGGCGTAGGGAATCGGCAGTAGCCCCAGAACGTAATCCCCGTCCCGTCATTCTTCGACCCGGTTTTAATTGCGCTATCCAGCGTGGCATAAGCGGTATCGATTTTTTCCGGGTATGGGACCGGCTCGCCGTCCTGCAGCATCGCGTCCAGGCTGAAAAACATCGCGCCGGACCAATCCACGAATTCGGCCAGGTACTCTTGCTGATAAACTAGTGGGGGGACCTCTGACGGTAGCTTTGCGAGCGCCTCCCGACTAATCATGGGATTTGCCGAGGTTGGAGCGTGAAATTCTTTCCAGCCCAATTTTTTATTAGTGCATGCCTGATAGAAGAAATTTTCGTCATCGACGCCCTTCGGCGTCCCGGCCATGATTGCGTCACCACCATAATCCAGCAGTGTCGGCGCAATCGACTGCTCCCAGGTGTCACGCAGCCCACGCTTGACCAGCGAACCCTCGTCGATAATCACGTGGTGATATTTACGCGACCGGCCGGCGTCCTCGTCGTTCAGGGTCCAAAATTCAATCGCGCCCCCGGTCTCCAATTCGATGATGGCATCAATCTTGGAGGCGGATTTTACAAGTGGCCGCACCATCTGCAAAATGCGCTTGTAGGTCGGCAACAGTAGCTTATACGTCGGAGAAAACCAGCCTGTCAGATCGCCGTGAGCTCCCCAGTTCGACGCGATATTTTCCAAGGCTGTCGTTTTGCCATAGCGTCGCCCACAACGCCACACGCTGAATCGCGCACGGTTTTTATAAATTCTGGATTGGTCTGCGTGAAATTTTTGCAGATGGATTGTATCGCTGTTAGTCATCGGGTGAATTTACCACGCGTATAACACGCTCGGTATCCCGCTCTTTGACAGCCTCCTTGTTGGCCGCCAGGAGGTTTAGCGCGGTTTTCTCCGACTCGTTGGCCACTTGGGTGAGCCCTGCAATCACGCGCTGCATCTTCTGGCCCTCATCGGCGCCCGCATTAGTCCGTGTCACCATTTCGGCATGGAACCCCGCTACGGCCTTCAGATGCGCCCCCGTACGTGCGCCGGAAATAGCACTATCAGCCAGGTACATCGATGCCGCCCGAAGTTTGTTTGCCAAGCTTACGGCAGTGATTTGCGAACTCGCAGGAAGAGCCTTTAAATTTTGCTCCGCTGCAAGTATTTGATTTGCAACGGTTTTAATTTGTTTGTTTTGCGAACCAAAGCGTTTATTGATGGCGACATCGCTGACGCCGAACTCGCGCCCCAGTGGTCGTGATTTTTCGCCGGCCAGCAAACGTTGTTGAATTTCAGCCCATTGTTTGTCGGTCAGCTTAGACGGTCTGCCCATGCTATTCACCCCGTGTCTCAATGTTCGCAGTGTAGCGCAGGCCGCCGATTGATGCACCCCCACCGACACCCGCGATCAGCCTATGGCATCCCGCAATGCGGTTTGCTGCCACGGCGGGGGCTCTACATGCGCGTGTAGCGCTATAGGATATCTGCTAGGTCCTCCGACGAATCTAAATCGCTATATGACGCTATCTCTGCCGCTTTCTGCTTTTCAGCCGGGCGCGCTGCCTTGCGCAGCTTATACACTTCCCGGCTGCGCGCGGCGCCGCACGGGCGACAGGTAGCCATGAATCCGATAGATGCACTTGCCGCCGAACTAGGCGGATAACAGTTCAAAAGTCGAGACTCCCCGCATTTAGCACATTTGATCGTATCGGTTGTGCTCTCCGTTCCCGTCGCACGTTCCCGGTGGACGCGCAACTTTTGCCGTGCGTACTCTGCGCGCCCGCAATCCAGGCAAACGCCATACGACCAGTTGCCGGGTTTTGAAGTTCGGTACATCTCTTTTTCGTTTTTGCAGATTTTGCAGATTGCCATTTTGTAATCCCTAAAAATGTTGGGTATCTACGCTGCCATGTGCCTGCCACGCCTGGAATGTCTTCTCCAAGGAGAGACATCCCTATCCGTGGCGCGGGGCGTGGCACACACATGGTCAGCTAGGATTATACCGGGAATGCCTGCCACGCCGTGCCACGCGTGGCACACATTCCAGGCATGGCAGCTTTTTATGCGGATTAGCGAAAAATTACTCACAATCCGCATCCGCAAAAATTACGCATCCGTCCTGAATCCGCAAAAATTGCGCACTCACTAAGCGTTCAATCGCCTTAGTTACGCGGTAGGCGCGCTTGTCGCGGCCCCCACCCTGCACGAGTTGAGCACTGGCCGCCTCGATCAATTCCACCTGCGGTACGCCATCCGCGCCCAATCCGTATAAATCGCGCAGTACATTGAGCACCAGCGACCCCACGTCGCCGATCTTTTTATCCGGCGCGGCGGCTTTAGGCGGCGCGAAGTCGCCGTACTCGACGATACAACTGGTTATATCGTCGCCGTCCTCGTCCGCACCGAGCACCACATCTAGCAGCTTG